AAATCAGCCAAGCACACAGCTCGACCAACCCCACAGAACAACACTGAAACAATGAACCTTTACAAGCTCATCACCAGTATCGATGGTGTTTTGGACCGCCTCACAGCCGTCTCTCCTCTCTGGAAAGACCGCCATGGCGGATCAACTCAGTGGCTTTTCCTGCACGAGACCCAGGACTCTTTCGAGTCCGAATTATCTCGTACAGCCACTGTGCTGTCGGCCCCCTCGTTCCCGAACCCTCGGGACCCGAGCCTTGGAGAGGAGGACGTCTTCCCTCTCTCCGCCTTGGGGACACCTCTCCCCAAGCCGTCTGTGACTCAGACGGCGTACTCCGTGGACTTTCGACTCCTTCAAGTCCTCTCCGGAGTACGGTCTGTGCTTCTTGTTCTCATCGACTCAGCGGCCATCACCTGCCGCAAGCCGTCCGGTGAAGCTGACCCCGACTACATCGGGTCACTTCCAGTCTCCAACGCCATGTCTGCCATCGCCATCATGGCCACGTGGAAAGAGACCGACTTCGTCGCCAACGCGAAGTACTGGAAGGACTGGCCCCTTGCCAGATTCCTTGAGAACCCTCTGCCGCCTTGCCCCCCGTCATGGGGCCTCTCGCCCGAAGATCCGCTCTTCTCGGGCGAGCTCCGTCGCTACGTCACCAGGGCCTCCCGATTCCCCTGGCAGCACCAACAGTCCCCGGCTTTCTACCGGCTGGTCTTTGGTCTCGCGCAATCCAAGCGCGGATTCGCGACGGTCCCCCGGAGCTTTGTTAAGGCTGCCCTCGTCAAGCACCGAAACAAGCTCTCCGTTCCGCCCCCTGGGACGCCCGACTTCACGGACCTCAAACGGTTCGTCAAAGTCCTCCTTCGCGGTTTCCGCGCCCCCTCCATCCTGGACTCTCTCGTCCAACAGGAGGCCTCCACCCGAGCGTCTAACGACGTCTCCCGAGCGGAGGGAGGAGGTCGAGAGGACCTTAGGCAGCAACTCATCGCTGCCTTCGGCACCTCCGACGGGTTGGTCCGCATGGTCGACCTGGGCCCGAACGGGGTCGTCGAGGAGCGTGGCTTCCTCCCTCCTTCCAAAGGGGAGTGGGCGGAGCTCCTCTCCCGCCCAATCGACGACTGGTCTCACCTCCCCGAGCGCAAGCTCAAGAAGGTCCCCGCCGAGTTCCGTGAGTACCCACGTGCTAAGGTGGCTGGGGTCCTCGAACCACTCAAGGTCCGCCTCATCACCGCCATGCACGCCCTGCGTACCTTTGTCGCCAAGCCCCTTCAAAAGGCCCTTTGGCGACATCTCCGGAACTTCCCCCCTTTCCAACTCATTGGGGAGGAGATCTCCACCGGCGTGGTCCGCGACCTTCTCGA